GTAATAAATATAACCCTCTATTTAATTCTGACGCTAGATACTTCATTATAACAGGTGGTAGGGGTTCAGGTAAGTCTTTTGCTGTTACAGTCTTTTTAACTTTACTTACTATGTCTAAGAACATAAGGGTATTGTTTACAAGATTTACAATGGTATCAGCTCACCTATCAATCATTCCTGAGTTCTTAGAAAAGATAAGTCTGTTAGGATTTGAAAACATCTTTAGTGTAAACAAAGCTGAGGTTGTCAATTTAGGAAACAAGTCAGACATTCTGTTTAGAGGTATCAAGACATCAGCAGGTAATCAGACAGCAAGTCTAAAGTCTTTACAAGGAATAAGCACTTGGGTATTAGATGAAGCTGAAGAACTTATTGATGAAGATATCTTTGACACTATTGACCTAAGTATTAGAGAAAAAGGAATACAGAATAGAATTATACTTATACTTAATCCTGTTACTAAAGAGCATTGGATATATAAAAGGTTCTTTGAGGACAAAGGAGTTGAAGCAGGTTTTAACGGCTTTAAAGACAATGTATGCTATATACATAGTACATACCTAGACAATGAAGATAACCTCTCACAGAGCTTCCTAGAGCGTATTAAGAGTATAAAGCATAGAAACTTTAAAAAGTATCAGCATAAAATCTTAGGGGGGTGGTTAGACAAAGCAGAAGGAGTAGTCTTTGAGAATTGGAGTATTGGAGAATTTAATCCTGATGGACTTCAGACTTCTTGTGGAATGGACTTTGGTTTTAGTGTAGACCCTGATAGTCTTACAGAAGTAGCTATTGATAAAAAGAAACATAAGATATATTTAAAAGAACACATCTATAGGAACGGCTTGAAGTCAAATGAGTTGGCTAAAATCATATTAGACAAAGTAGATAACAAGCTTATTATAGCTGATAGTGCAGAGCCAAGGCTAATAGCCGATTTAAGACATTTAGGAGTAAACATTAAACCTGTAAAGAAAGGAACTATTGAAAGTGGAATAACTCGTATGCAAGATTATGAATTAATCATAACACCTGAGAGTACGAACATAGCTAAAGAATTGAATAATTATGTATTCTCAGATAAGGGGTCAAAATTATACCAAGACGCATTTAATCACGCAATTGATGGTATAAGATACAATGTTATTTATCACTTAGATAACCCTAATGCAGGTAAGTATTATGTGCAGTAAACTAAAAACAACAAATTTCTATTATATAACAGATGAAAGTAAAAGTCAAAAAGGAAGGTAAGGTAAAAGAGTTCAAATTGATTAGTAGTTGGGAAGATGTAACTCTTGAGAAATGGTTGCAACTTATTGATTTTGAAACAGGTAGTAAGACTGAAGAAGCAGAGGAAACAATAGCAGCGTTATCTAATATTCCTAAGCAGTTGGTAAAGGAATTAGCTTTGTCAGATGTAGCAGTTATAATGAGTAGGATAGCAGAGCTACAGAATAAGCAAGATACTAAGCTAAAAAGGATAATTGAAATAGATGGTATTGAGTATGGCTTTCACCCTGATTTGGATAGTATAACGTTAGGTGAGTATGCAGACTTGGAAACATTTATTAAGAACGGAATGGAAAAGCATTTACCTGAAATAATGGCTGTTCTTTACAGACCGATAAAAGAAAAGAAGAATGATATTTATATTATTGATGCTTATGATGGAGATATACGACTTAGGACGGAAGAAATGAAAAAGATGTCAGCTCAACAAGTGCAAAGTGCATTGGTTTTTTTTTACACTTTAGGGAAAGAATTATCAGAGATTTTGCCATTGTATTTGATGGAGCAGCTGAAGGAAATGAAGACGCAATAGCTTCAGAAAGTTTTGCAGAGAAGTGGGGTTGGTTCGGTGTGATGTATAGATTAACAAATGGTGAAATAGTAAATTTAGAAAGAATAACGAATTTAGGATTGTTAGAGTGCTTGACTTGGTTAAGTTATGAAACAGACTTAAACTCACAAAATAAAGTAAAAAGAAATGGTTAATAATAAGACTTATAATAATGTAGTAAACACTTTACTAAGACTTGGTGAGTTTCACGAGCAAATTAGTACAACTTCAGTAGGTGATGTGTATGACCTTAATCTTGAAAAGATGGAGAAGTTTCCATTAATGCATATAAACCCTACTTCAGTAACAACAGGTGATAGTCAATTGACTTATAACTTTCAAGTCTTTATTATGGATATGGTTTCTGAGAAATCAGATTGGCAAACGAAACAACATTCTGAATTAACTAAACTTGTAAATACTGAGAATAACGAGCAGGAAGTATTCAATCAAACACTAGCAATATGCACAGACTTAATAGGTATGCTTAGACATAGTTCAAGACAATCTATAAACGGAGTAAATGATATTAACGAACCTATCTATTTTACACAAGACCAATTTACTATTGAGCCTTTTCAGGAACGCTTTGACAACTTATGTTGTGGGTATGTATTTAATATAGGAGTATTAGTTCAGAACGATTTTCAGACTTGCGATATTCCTGTTAATATAAGAGGTGCAGGTTACTAATGTTCAAGTTTAAGATAGGAAGACTAATAGTACACATAGGGTGGAAAAAATTTAAAATAACAATAAAATTATAAAAATAAAATGGCAAACTTAATCACAACAATTTCTGAAGGAGTTACCTTAAACGGAGCTGTCAGAGGAACAACAAACACAGTTACAACAACAGGAATAGTTGATGTAATGGAAAGAATAGTAACTTGCACTCATTCACAGACTACAACAATAGCAACCTTTGCAGCAGAACCTTATACATCAGCAGGAGCAATTGATGTTACTAGGTCTAAGTATATAAGAGTAACTAATTTAGATGAGAGCGGAACAATAGAACTTGCAGTAGTAGGTACAGCTACTAACTATACAGTTAGATTAAATCCTTTAACTTCACATATCTTAGCAGGTGGTGAAGCAGTTCTTTTAGCAGAAGCAGACACAACTCCTTCATTTGGAACTCTTGAAAACTTAGCTTCATTACAAGTAACACCTGAAGGAACGGTATACAATCCTAGAGTTGAACTATTTGTAGGAGTAGCTGAGTAATGAAAACGGAAGCACTTGAAAGATACCTTAACAGCTTTGGAAAACAAGTAGTAAACAGAGCAAAAGGAAATTTACAAAAAGCTAAAGGTGGTGGTACTAATTTAGAAAAGTCATTAAGCTTTAAAGTAGTTACTTCTGCTGAAGGTTTTAGCGTTCAATTCTATATGGATAGCTATGGTACTTTTGTAGATAAGGGAGTTTCAGGAACTAAAGTAAAAAGAAGTTTTAAAGATTATAAGGGGAGGACAATTTCAAGTCCTTATAAGTACACTACAAAGCAACCGCCTAGCAGAGTGCTTGACAAGTGGATAGTAAAAAAAGGAATAGCTCCAAGAGATGAAAAAGGTAGATTTATGTCTAGGAAAAGCATATCTTTTTTAATAGCTAGAAGCATTAAGAGAAAAGGAATACAAGGAATAAGTTTCTTTCAAAAACCTCTTATGTTAGGATTAAAGCAGTTTGGAAAAGAAATGTTAGGAGCAGTAAAAGATGATATTATTAACGGATTAACAACAGTAAAATAAATTATGGCAAATATAATAGAACAAAGCCCTCAGTTTGCATTAATGCCTGTAGGTCAAGATATAATTTTTGCAGTTTCAAATGCAGATGTTGTAGCTCTACAATTAAAAGTAAAGTTTGTAGCTGAAGTTCATATAAGCTCAGGAAACCCACCAAATGTTTCAAATAATAATGATTTAATAGGAACATTCAAAACTACACCTAATAATAAAGGAGTAGGGATATTTGACTTCAGTAATGTTGTTGAAAATTATGTCAAAGCAGATAATATGGCTAGGTTCCAAGCAAAATACAAAGGAGTAAGGGCTAATGATGTGCCATTCCCTATTCATATGATTGACCAATATGCTAGGAATAGTAATGCCGTTAGGTATCTAGCAATTCAATTCAAAATAGAATATTTAGGAGCAACTAATTGTAATAATGAACAAAATGATAATGTTGTTAGAGAAGCGTGTGGTCAAGCAGCAAATTCAGCAACTTATACTATTTTTAATGGGTACTTAAAAGACACAGACGCATTAAAATATGGTGGAGCTTCAAATCAGAATTTTGGGTGGGATTGGGGAGCTAATTATCTTTTAACAGGTAGTACTAAAAAGTTCCTAACAAATGCACCTACTCTACAATCAGCAAATTTAGAAGATTACGGAACGGTTACTTTTATAGTACCTCAAACATATAACGCAAGTTATGAAGTAGGTGGAATGGAGTTACTCTATTTAGATAGCGAGAATACTACAATAGGGACTGAAACTGTAAACTTAACTTGGACTCATGGTGGTTTTACTACATACACTTCATACGCTTATAATCAGTTATTATACTTCGGTTGTTTCCCTGCTAATTTACAAAATTGGAGTGGAACTTTTAATGCTTTAGTTTCAGCAGGGACTATACAGGGTGGTAGTATTTCAGTAAGAGCAACCTATACAGGTAGTCCTAAATCAGATTGGGTAACTATAAAAGTAAATTGTCCTGATGGTAAAGGCTATGAACCTATCAGACTTGCTTGGTTAAATCAATTTGGTGCTTGGGATTACTTTACATTCAATAAGAAGTCTACAAGAAGCATATCAACTAAAGGTTCTACATATAATCAACTAGCAGGAACTTGGAACGAAAGCACATACAGAGCTGATAGCTATAAAGGTGGTAAAAAATCTTTTAGAGTTAATGCTACTGAAAAAATAAAAATGAATACAGACTTTGTAAGTGCAGAATACAATACAATGTTTGAAGAATTAATAAACAGTCCTGAAGTTTACATCTTAGATGGGTTTCAGTCTGACACTTCAACTGCTTTACTGAATACTTATGTAACACCTGTAAGACTTACGACTTCTAGTTTTACAAGAAAGACAGTAGCTAACGACAAGCTTATTCAATATTCATTTGAAGTTGAGAAAAGTAAAACACTAAGAACACAATCAGTATAATGAGTGTACAGTTAATATTATACCCACAAAGTTATGACGGACAATATAATTCAATAGCTTCTACCGCAGGTGAGTTTGTTGTAGATGGTATTAACTTTAATCAAATAAACACTTCAGATAGTTATGATAGCCCTTCAGGAAATGTCATAGTAAATGCTTTGACTAATCAACCACCTTCAATATCTAATACTTGGTATCGTTTTAGAAGTACATCAGCAGGAACACCTGACTTACCTCTTGAAACTTCAGGAAATTTGGTGTTAGAGTCTGCAATAGGAAGTACATTAAGCGGAGTATATCAAAGATTGTCTAACTTAGTTGTTGGAACGACTTATGAAATAGTAATAGACTTAGACCAAGTGTCAGCAGCAGGGTTTGTTATTACGAGTGCCTATAATGGTACTACTGTGATTACACAGCCTTTACACGCAGCAAATCAAAGTCAAATTACGCATACTTGGACAGCTGCAACTGCAAATGATACAATTGTTATAAGTTATTACAACTCTGTTAATGACACTATTAGGATAACTAAGATAAGTGTTGCAGAACAGGGTTTTACTCCTACACAAACTTACATAAACTTAGAAGACGGACAAGTAATATGCGACCTATATGAAGATGAAGATATACCTTTAAGTTTAAGTGTAGATAACTTTAAAAATGTAGCTGAGAAAGTGCAGTCATATTCAAAAGCTTTTAACTTACCTGCTACAAAAAGAAATAATCTAATCTTTGATAATATTTTTGAGGTAACAAGAACAGATACAGGACTTAACTTTAACCCTTACAAAAGAACAAAGGCTATATTAAAGCAGGACGGCTTTTTATTATTTGAAGGATATCTCAGACTTATAGACATATCAGACAAAGAAGGTGAAATAAGTTACAATGTAAACCTTTATTCTGAAGTTGTAGCTTTAGCTGATACTTTAAAAGATAAAACATTCTCAGTATTAGATTTTACAGAGTTAGAACACGAATATAATAAGTCAAATATTAAATATAGTTGGAATGACACAGGTTCAAGTATTGCTTATTTAAACCCTGATACTTCAGGTTTTAGAGATGACTATACAACATTAAGATACCCTTTTGTAGATTGGAGTCATCAGATTGCAGTAGGTGGTTCAAATGGAACTAATGCAACAGTTGGCAACCCTGAACTCCTTACATTAGAAGCAGCATTTAGACCTTTTATAAATATTAAGTATTTAATTGACAGAATATTTGATGCAAGTCCTTTTACTTATGAAAGTGCTTTCTTTAATACAGCAGATTTTAAGAAGCTGTATATGGACTTTAATTGGGGTTCAGGTAATGCTCCTGTGAACTTCAGTACTAGTGGAGAAAGCGAATATAAGTATGGTGACCCTGATAATTATGCTCCTAACGGTTCTTATGCGAATGTTATGTTTACTAATGATGTACCTAATGGTTCTGATTGGACTACTAATTCAGGTTTTAGTTCAACTACTAGTGTCTTTACTGCAATACAAGATAACACTAGTTACAGTATTGGCGGGGATATAAGATTATGGTTTACATCTGCAGGTACTACTGATGTAACAATAGAATGGGTATCTACAACAGATGGTGTTATGCAACAACAAACTTTCTCAGGACAAGCTAGTCCTTATGTACTAACAAATTATAGTTTTTCTGTACAAACTACCCTTAACACAGGTGATACTTTATATTGTAGATTTAAGTCAACAGGAACAAATGCCGTAAAGCAAGACAATGAATTACAAGTAGCTTTTTCTGCTCAGGTTTACGGTATTATTAATTCATCTGTAACAACAACAGGAACTCTTTTACAAACACTAAGAGGAGAAACAGGGCAATGGGATTTCTTAAAAGGATTGATGACTATGTTTAACTTAATAAGTTTACCTGATAAAGACAACCCTAATAATATTTTGTTAGAACCTTATGCAGATGTTTTTATTCATAATACAGCAAGTGGTACAACTTCAGATTTAAGTTTAGCTTCAAGAAGTATTGCTCACGATTGGACTGATAAGATAGATATTTCAGAAATGAAGCTTACACCTTTAACCGACTTAAATAAAAAAACTATTTTCAAGTTTGTTGAAGATGATGATGACTATGCTTTTAATGTGAACAAAAACTCAACTAATCACTTATACGGAAGTAAATTACAAGATGAAATATTTTATACAGTATTAACAGGAGAAGATGAAATAATTGCAGAACCTTTTGCAGCTACATTTGTTAAACCTGTAATGTCGCAATTTTCTCAATTTATAACTCCTGCTATTTATGCAAGAGGTGATGAAGGCAGTTGGGAAGGCTTTGAGAACAGTCCTAGAATTATGTATAATAACGGAATAAAATCAACAGGAGCTTCTTTTTATATGCCTGAACAAAATGGGTATGCTTCAGAAAACCAAACTAACTTCTTGCAGTTTAGTCATTTAACAGATATACCTACAATATCAGGTTCTAGAGATTTTCATTTTGGAATATGCCAACTTGCACCGAATGTAGGTGCTCCTGTGCCTGATAATTTATTTAGTTTGTATTGGCAGCCTTATTATAATGAGTTATACAATCCTGATACACGAATTATGACTTTAAAAGTAAACTTAAACCCTGCAGATATTAGTACTTTCAAAATGTATGATACTGTAATGATTAAAAACAGAGAATTTAGAGTAAATAAAATAGACTACAAACCAAACGACTTAGCAACAGTTGAATTTATACTTGTACCATAATGAGCAAAATACCAACAATACCATACTTAACAGGGTTTACTGTAAAACCAAAATCTACTTCAAATTTAGGAGTTGTAACCTTTACTGACGGAACAAATGACATAGCACCTAATCAACTACAATGCGAAGCTTACGGATATACTTACGATAGAGCTTCAGGGACTTGTAGTGCATTTAAGTATAATACAAACCTCAATAGAAATGTTGCTAATGAGAATAATAAGACTTACGGTGTAGGGAACTCAACAGAAACAGGTACTAATAATACTTTATTAATGGGTGAAAATAATACTGTAAAAGGTTTATCAAGAAACAACATTATAGTAGGAAATCAAAACGAAATAGCTAATAGTGTAAACAATGCTTTCGTTTACGGTACTTTAGGAGAAGCAACAGCCGATAACTCAATAGTCTTAGGGGGTAACGCTCCAACAGACAATTTAGCTGAAAGACAATCTATACATTTAATGTATGGAACACAAACAACAACAGGCAGTACAGTTGATAGTTACTTAAATAATATATCAGGTAATTACTTTACTATTCCTGATAATACTGCAATGTATTTCCACGCTGATGTATTAGCTGTAAGAGTTGGTGGTTCAACAGCTACAGGAGCAGCAGGTGATTTCCTTAGTTGGGTAGAAAGAGGAGTAGTAATAAATAAGTCAGGAACATTAAGTATAGAAAGAGAAAGAGATACAATAAAAGGTTCAGGGAATCATACTAATTGGCGACCAACAGCAACAGTAGATGGAACTAACTTTATTATAGATGTTAGAGGAGCAGCAGATATGACAATAGAATGGGCTAGTAATATAAGATTTACACAAATAAAAACAGGAGTAGCACTTTAAAAATAAAATTATGGCAGATAAAGTAGTATTAGAAGCAGAAGTAAAATCAAATATAAAAGGAGTTGCTAAGGATATGGGTGCTCTTTCTGACAACACTAAAGAAGCAACTGAAAGAAACAAAGATTTAAACAAAAGTACAGGGGTTGGTACAGTAGGTTTTAAGAATCTTAGAAACATAGTAGTGGCTTTAGGTACAGCATTTAAAGCACTAGGTGTAGGGATTTTGATAGCTGCATTTACTAGCTTAGGGAATGTGTTTAGGCAAAATCAAAAAGTATTAGATTTCTTTAATATAGCTATGGAATCTACGTCTTTAGCTTTTAATGATTTATTTAAGTTTATAGATAACAATATAGGAACTATAACAGGTCATCTTAAGGCTATATTTACAGACCCTTTAGGTGAGTTGTATAAATTAGGGCAAGGAATACAAACATTTTTCATAGATAATCTCGGTGGTGTAATTGATTTTTTAGGTTCTCTTGGTAAATTAATAGCAACTAACCCAATCACTAACCCTAAACTATTTGCAAAGAACTTAGCAGCAGTAGGGTTGGCTGCTAATGATGCTAAAAGAGATATTAAAACTGCATTTGATGAAATTACAGGCTCTGTTACAGCTTATACTAAAAGTATTATTGA